TCAGTTAGCAGAAATGTATCCTCATTACAAAGATGATGAGCTGGATGTAATGATGGCCATCGCCACACAAAAAGACATTGATCAATATTTTGCAGCAGCAGGTCAAGATCGCAAATGACTTTTGAGTGCAGATACTGTAAGAAAAAATTTGCACGTGAAACGTCAATGGCAGTTCACATGTGTGAACCCAAACGTCGCCGCACCACTCAAAACGATCGTGGATCACAACTGGGCTTTCAGGCCTATATAAAGTTTTATGAACAGGCACAGGGCTCGGCTCGGCTCAAAACTTTTGATGACTTTTGTGACAGTGCCTATTATCGGGCATTTGTGAAATTTGGAAGATACTGCGTTGACACACATGTGATCAATCCTGTACAGTACATGACATGGTTGTTGAAGCACAATAAAAAAATTGACCGTTGGGCCAGTGATCAGCTGTACACTGAATATCTCACATGGTATGTCACAGCGGAAGCAGTGAGCGATGCAGTGGAACGTGCTATTGAACAAAGTGTACGTTGGCAAGAACAAACTGGGCACCCGGCACAGGACATGTTGCGATACGGCAACGTCAATGCATTGTGCCATGAGATCACAGCTGGTCGTATCAGTGCCTGGGTCATTTATAATAGCAGTTCAGGGCAGGAATTTTTGAATAATTTGAATTCAGAGCAAGTGGCCATGATCTGGCCCTACATTGATTCTGACACATGGCAGCGACGTTTTCATGACTACCCTGCAGATCAAGCCTGGGTAGAAGATATTTTGAACAAAGCAGGATGGTGACATGATAAAATCTATTGTGCAATCTGGAAGATATCTCACAGTGACTGGCAGTGCTGCCTATCCCTACATCACCAGCTACAGCAACGGCATGGGCACAGGCAACATGCGATTCAACACTCAGACTCAGACCGTCGAAGTTTATGATGGTAACAATTGGATCACGTGTTCCACTGGTTCTGTGTCAGTGGGGCTAAACAGTGATGCCGAGTCGCTGTTGGACTGGGCTCGCATCAAACGAGATGAAGAATCACGCATTGTGGCCTTGGCAGCCAAGCATCCCACAGTGGCCAATGCTCTTGATGCAGTAAAAAAAGCGCAGGAACAACTGCAAGTAGTTTCAATATTGTGTGAGACCAATGAGCGCTGACATTGACATTGACGTTCCCAACCGTGATGCTGTACTCAAATTGATACAGCATGTACCAGCACGTCTTGAGGTCAATGGCTCAGTGCGCCGACACAACTCTGGCGTATATGTGACCGAGATACCGCGTGATCCCATCAACGGCTGTGCTGCACTGCCTTATGATATGGCAGAACAACGCGGCTACTTCAAGATTGATCTGTTGAACATGAGTGTGTATAGTTTAATACAAGATCAAGCACACTATGATCAGTTGTTGGCACAAGAACCCACTTGGTCTAGACTGTGGCAAGATCCCGAGTGGGCCGGCAAATTGGTGCATGTTGGCAATTACAGGGATTTGTTGGCAGCAATGAAGCCAGATTCCATTGCTAGAATGGCTGCATTTATTTCAATCATTAGGCCTGGCAAAGCACATTTGCAGCGACGTCCTTGGGCAGAAGTGTTTGCCACTGTATGGGATGGGGATGACAGCCGGGGCTATACGTTTAAGCGTAGTCATTCAATTTCTTACGCTGCATTAGTTGCACTGCACATGAACTTACTGACCTGAGGGCATCCTGCGAACCAAGGTAATGCTCTTGCGTTTGCTTTTTTTGCGGGACATGTCCAGTAAACTGCATGTGGGTCCGTGCAAGATTTCAAGATCTTTGTTGATAAATGTCCTCAGTGTGGGTCGAAATTTATCCCACTCTCTGCGCAAAAAAATATTGATGGGTATGGATCTGTTGCTTTCCCACCACCACACCGAAGCTAGATCTAAAAATTCCAGCTTGTCGGGCTGGTGCTGAACGCTGCCAAAATCATAGATAGTGGTCACTGTGTCGTCGCGATTTTGAACTATCCCCACGTACTCCTGATTGGCATAGAGACATAGTGTTATAAAGGGGTATTTTTCTGTCAGTTTTTCAAAGAGATTGTTGCCCATAAATACGTTTTGAGGATTCCTAATGTATTCAACCACTTGTTACTTATATCAACAAATTACCAAAGTGTTTTTGATTGACACCAGTGGTGGATATTTCACAGTGAGGTACGAACCAGTGTATGCCAAATCTTTAACCGTAAACAAAGGGGTAGACAACGTGTTGTTGTTTGAATTCCTCAATCAAGATCAAAAACCAGTCAACATCACGGGCAGCACATTCAAATTTAGACTGGTTAATCAAGCCGGCGATCAACTGCTGCTGGAAAAACCCATGACCATACTCAGTGCCACCACTGGCCGAGTCAAAGTGGTGCTGGACAGTGCTGACACAATAAACATTCAAGCACAGCCAGCCAGTTACAGTATCGAACGTGTGAGCGGTGACTATGTGCAGGCAGTGTATGTCAATGCCAATGCACAAGCTAGAGCAGACTGTGACATCGTTGACTCAGTGTTTCCACAATTTGTGCCCAGCTTTGAATGCACTGTGCCCACACCTTATGGCAAGCAACAAACTGTGGGTGCCAACAGTACCAATTGGCCAGACTGGGCGCTGACTCCGCAACCTCAGAATTTCGTCAGCATGACCGAATGGTACAGCAGCGAGATGCCCAGCAATCAAAGTGGTTATACCACAATCAAATTTGATTTGGTGGGCTACACTGGCACGGTCAAAGTAGAAGCAGCGCCCAATTATGAATCTGTTTGGACCAACGTGAGCGAGACTCGCGAATACTTCAGCGCCACCACCACTGACTACTTCAACATTGCAGGATTTCATCCCCTGTTGCGTCTGGCATTCAACAACAGCATAGGTTATGGTGCCAGCGGCAATGTGCAGGTCACAGACGGTGTGGTCACTGGCATAACCATTACCAATCCAGGATTTCAGTATAGAGCACCGCCTTTGATCACAATTTTGGGCACCGGCAGCAATGCCACTGCCACCTGTACCATTGCCACCAATCAAATTGCTGGGGTGACCATAACCAATGGTGGATCTGGATATCTGCCCATGCAGTTTGGTGGCACTGTGAGTGCAGTGGCAGTGTTTTCAAATGGCCTGGTTGAAAACGTTCTATATCGTTGATTGTTTCCAAAATATAGTGTACAATCACTAGATGCTTGACATCCTGACGTATCTGCCAGCCCGACGCAAACAGACTCCGTCAGGCTGGATCAGTTTTAACTGTCCAGTGTGCGATGATCGTCGCACACGTGGTGGTCTCAAACCCAGTGATCAAGGTTGGAGCTATCATTGTTTCAACTGTTCTACCACCGCCAGTTTTGTCATGGGCCGGGCACTGGGATATCGAGCACGAAAGTTGTTGGCAGCTCTGCATGTACCCGAACAAGAAATTGACTTGCTGAATCTTGAAAGTATGCGGCATCGCAGTGTGCACGGTATCTTGGACGAGCGTGCCAGAGTGGCTAACCAACTCAGTGCCATTTACTTTGAGGAACTAGATGACTTTCCTCCTGGCAGTGAAGTGATTACCCCAGACTTGCCCAAATACTGGCAGTATCTAAGAGATCGTGGTGTGCCCGAAGACTTTCCGGCCATGACCACCATACGCACTGACGGCATTCACTGGGTGCGTGAACACATCACCATACCATTTACCTACGATGGCCGTGTGGTGGGATGGACTGCTAGAATGCTGGACGGCCGTGCACCCAAGTTCATCAGTCACACACAGCCTGGTTATGTGTTTGGCATTGATCTACAGCCGGCCAACTGGCAACATGTGTTGGTCATGGAAGGCATCTTTGATGCACTCAGTACCGGAGGTGTGGCTGTGATGCACAATACCATTTCTGATGCCCAGGCCAGACTGATACGCACATTGGATCGTGAGATCACAGTGGTGCCAGATCAGGATCGTGCTGGCCTAGAACTGATTGATCGTGCTGTGGAACTGGGCTGGGCTGTGAGCATACCCGACTGGCCCGATTGCAAAGACGCCAATGATGCTGTGCGAAAATATGGACGCTTGGCAACACTGCTAACTATAATGCAGGCACGTGAAACCAGCCGTGTCAAAATTGAATTGAGGAAAAAGCAACTTGCTAAAAGATTACTCGGTTGATGTGCAACGACTGTTTTTGGAAATGATGCTAGAGGACGCAGCCAGTTATGTTCGCGTCCAAAACATCTACAATCCAGACAACTTTGATCGAAGTTTGAGATCTGCGGCCAAGTTTATCAAAGAGCATTCGGATCAACACAAAACGCTGCCGGATCGCACACAGATTGCAGCCACCACTGGTGTCAAGTTAGAACCAGTGCCTGATCTCAACGAAGGCCACTATGAGTGGTTCATGACTGAGTTTGAAGCATTTACTCGACGTCAAGAGCTAGAACGTGCTATTCTCAAGTCAGCAGACTTGTTGGAAAAGGGCGAGTTTGAGCCAGTGGAAAAACTGATCAAGGACGCTGTTCAGATCAGCTTGACCAAGGACCTTGGCACAGACTTTTGGTTGGATCCCGAAGGCATGTTCAGCAAATACTTTGATGCAGGCGGGCAGGTCAGCACAGGCTGGCCACAACTAGATCGCCTGCTGTATGGCGGTTTCAGCAGAGGCGAACTCAACATCTTTGCCGGAGGTTCAGGATCAGGTAAATCGCTTGTGATGATGAACATTGCCTTGAACTGGGTGCAGCAGGGTCTACATGGTGTCTACATCACACTGGAACTGAGTGAAGAACTCACAGGTTTGCGTACAGCAGCCATGTTGACCAACATGAGCACCAAAGAGATTCGCAAGGACAAAGAAACAGCAGCGCTCAAAGTCCGGCTGGTGGGTAAAAAAGCCGGCAGCTATCAAGTCAAGGCCTTGCCGGCACAGAGCAATATCAATGACATTCGTGCGTTCTTGAAAGAGTATCAGATCAAGACTGGCCACCGGGTGGACTTCGTCATGGTAGACTATTTGGACTTGCTGATGCCAGTCAGCGCCAAGGTCAGCCCCAACGACTTGTTTGTCAAGGACAAGTATGTTTCAGAAGAATTGAGAAATCTGGCCAAAGAGCTGGGTATCTTGATGGTCACTGCATCGCAGTTGAACCGATCAGCTGTGGAAGAAATTGAGTTTGATCACTCGCACATATCGGGTGGTATCTCAAAGATTAACACAGCAGACAATGTATTTGGTATCTTTACGTCACGGGCCATGAAGGAACGTGGCAAGTATCAAATACAGTGTATGAAGTCGCGCTCGTCTACGGGCGTGGGGCAAAAAATTGACTTGGAGTACAACATTGAAACCATGCGCATTACTGACCTGGCCGAAGACGAACAGTATCAAGAGTTCAAGAAACGAGCACCTTCAATCTACGAATCAATTAAGGCCAAAAGCC